AGTCAGCCAGTTGGTGTTAACCGCCAGTTTTCAATAGAAAACGATTTGAAATGGCCTTGAATGAGCATTGAAACTGTTTGCTCTTAAAGACCAGACCTTCTCGTTCAGGACCATTGATATCTCCCATTACACTCTTGCCTTCGGCAATCTTCAGCAAGTCAGCAATGGTAGTTGACTCATCCATTACCAAGGTTCCTAACACAGGCACATGGGCAATGCCGTGCTTGGTAACTAATGCCTTTCGCTCATCGGGAGTAAAATAGCATCCTCGATCAATGTCGTAGATGTCAAACACATAGTAAGCTTGTCCGCGAAGCTTGTAGGGGTTGCCTTGAATGCCTTCTCCCACCAGCTCACCTTGTAGGGCAAGATTGCGGCCTTCTGCTCGCAGTTTGCTTTCTAGATTGTCCTTGACGGCAACCTTCCATAGAGAGTTTTCTGCGTTGGGCTTGAGCTCAAGATTGCGACTGCATACACCAAATTCACCGTTGTTAAGATACACGGTCATTGAACTACCGTCAAGCTTTTCGGTCATTTCCCAAGCATGAGACTCGCTGATCCAATGTGCTAGCTCGCTAGAAAGATTCTGAATACGCTCCTGATCTGTTTTTTGCAACCAACCAGGAAACAATCCTTTGACTTCTCCAGCAAGCTGAGCCGGAACAGGAGGCTCGTACTTCTTAATTCCTAGAAGCTCACTGACATCAAATGGTTCATTGCTGGCCAGGCGAGTCTTATGAAACTCGTTGACCACCGCAGGGTAATCCCAATAATTGAGCAGTAGGCCTTGGCTTAGTTGTCCACGAAGCTTTACAGTACGCAGGCGCTCACCACGCACACCTTCAAACTCGCGAGGCTCTTGTCCTCGGCTAAGGAACGGTGCAAGCTCATGCGGGATCCAGCTGTCAATTTCACAGTAGATTGCCATATCCCCGGGCTTGAATTCGCCCTTCTTGGTAACTACTGTCCATCCACCGACTACTGCACACTCAATGGCATCCGCACCTTCAATGGGACGGACTTCATCAATTTGTCGCATTGTTGCCATTTTACGCATTATAAACTCCTTATCGAAACGGGTCTTATTGACATTGCCCGTTACGCACACGGCAGGGGTAACTTAGTCGCCGCGCTTCATCACAGTGGTCTCTGCAAGACGCTTCCACTTGTCATTGCCTTCGCCACACATCTTACGCAGATCTGCAACCTTGATAACGGTGCGGAGGCTGAGCTCACGCAGACGATCTTTGTTGGTGTCAACATACTCATAAATCTCTTCCTTGACACCGTCAGCAAAGTCATAATGGTCCAGCATACCGTCCATCACAATCTGCTTGATGCGAAGCATCTTATCGCGGGTGGTATCCAGTGTCAGATCCAAGTAGTGGCAACGGCTTTCCAATGCACCAAGGTGATCTTTGAGTTTGGCAGAGCGAACATGCTCAAACTTGATGTTGGTGATGAAGATAGCCGAGCCCTTGAACTCAAAACGATCCGGCACACCTTCGCTACGAAGCATACGGCTGTCAGTGTTCCAGCAGATGGTACGCTTCTTGCTAGAGTCCAGAGCGGCCTTGAGAATGTTCAGCGACAAGTCGTCAAGCAAAACGCTGTCACAGTCGTCAAACACCAGCACATTGCCAGCGTCAGCATAATTGTAAAGCTTGCAGTACAAGCCAATAGCACTCATAGCACCCTTGACCACTTCATAGCGAGGACGCTTGCCGCCAATCTTGTCGAACATGGAAGCCTTGTCTAGGACCTTCTCGACACCAAAGCTCTTGCCCACACCCGGAGGGCCAACAACAATCATAGCACGAACCGAGCCGTCCACAGCACCCTCGGTCATTTCTTCGAGGATGTCAAAACGCTCACGAATGCGTTCAATAGCCTGCTCGTCGGTCTCTTGCACTTTGGGTTCCTTTCGCTTGGGTGCATTATAATTAGCGTCGATGCTGTTGGTAGCACACTCGGCGGCGCTGGCCGGTACAACATCGCGCATGGAGTCAACCTTGACACGAACTTCGCGCCCAGCAAACTCGCCCATAGTTTCATCGGCAATAACAGTAACATAGCCACCCTTGGTGCCTTCCTTGTAGTCGGCAACAAGCTGGAATGTTTGGTTGGAGATGTTGAAGTTACGGTAGGAACCGTTGCGGATAGTGATATAAGCTGACATGGTTTTCCTTTGCGTGGAATGTTTAAAACAGTATCTATTATGCACTTACAGAGCCCAAAGGTCAACCGTTTTTTGACGGTTTTTAGCGGTGTTGCACTTATGCAACACTTGCTGAGTTTGGGCCTTGTTTTGCATCATGTTCTTATTATGCTGGATCTGGGCCCAAAGGTCAACCGTTTTTTGACGGTTTTTAGAGGATTTGTAAGTCATTGATTTATAAGCAGATTTTTTGTGGGCTTTTTGCCACAAAAATAGCCCAAAAATGTGGCATTTTTGCAACACTTTTGGGCCTAAAGTTAGTATTTGCTAACTATCGCAGTTCTACATCTTCTAGGCCTGCGACCCGCAGTTTAGTAACATTATTAATTTGAAATTGTTTACTATCAATGGCTTTGGTAAGGCCAATGAACTTGTTTCTTACCAAAGCAAACTCATTGACAATACTGTCCATATCTGCAACTTCTGGTTCGCCGTCTACATACTTCTCAGCGTCGCGACTGCTAAGAGTCCTGTTGTAGTGTTCTGTAAATTGACGAAACTTGGCACTACGAAGTTTACGAAGCTCTATATTCAAGTGCTCTAGAATGGCTTCAATTTCCTGCAACTGATTAAACCGATATTCTACAATGCCTGGCATTTCTCTGCTGGCCCGTTCTAGACTACCAATCATTTTGAGCTCTCCTCGGGCTTCAATTAATTGGTTTTCAAAATAGGCAATACAGTCAGGAAGATTTCCAATATCTTGTGCAACCTTCCTATACCATTGGCTCATTAGTATTCCTCGTCGTAATTGTGGTCTTCTTCGTCTGGTTCATCACCAAGCAACTCAGCAAATGCGGCCAGTAGTGCGCTGTCGGCATCAGTGGCTTCTTCTTTAACTGCTTCTAGATCAACAAAATCCTCGCAACTTCTTAAGAAGGCCAAGGCTGCGTCTGGTCTTTCCTTCTTGTCAATGTACGGTTTTAGAGATAGCCACATCTGCACTATCATTTCACCCATATCTTGCATTATCATTTCTCCATAATTGGCGTACAAATTAGTACTGGATACTTAGTAATCCAAGTTCTCTTGTTTAGCCTTTTTAGTCAGGTATATTTCATTGTGTATCCAGCGATCTTGTCCTTTGCTGGATACTAAAAATCCCCATTCGCGCTTTTGAGGACCCGGCATAAACAATGTCCAACATTCTACGCTAGGATCAAGTTCAATCCTATGATAGCTTTCGGCGCCGCATGTACGAAAATGTCCAGGACCTCGCCAGTGTTGTACTTCTCCGATCTTTTTCCCAGTGTGGTCAAACTTAGGAGTCCATTCGTAGTATCCGCCACGAAGAATTAAAGTGGCATACGGCCATGGATGATCATGTACATCGTCTGGATCGCTTTTAAGGAACTTATGCAAAAACACATTGAAAGGAAACCATTTTCTATCCTTAAGGAAAAGATAGTATCTTTCAAGGTATGGTTCGTTGGATTGCCTGTCAAGAATGACTCTATGACGATCCAAGCGTTGCATGAGTTTTTTAAACATAGTACAGTATAACAAAAATTTGTGTTAAGGCCAATATGTATCTTCACCAAGCAAGGCTCTAATGGACTGGAATTCTCGCCAGGCTTCACGATACATTGGATTTTCGTGCAGTAACTCATGGTGTCGTTCAACACCTTTTGCATATTCGGTTACTGGTGACGAATTATGTCTGTCTGCTAACTCTATTAAATACTTTAATTGTCTGCTGGTCTTACTCCAACGCTTTACTAAAGCGGCAGGAACTTCAAGATGATAAAGGTAATCTTCAGCAGTATTCACAGTGGCCATCATATCCGTGGCTGTATAATTGACTGGCATACGGTCTAGGATATAGCGGCGCAAGGGCTGTCTTCCAACAATCCTTGCACCTTGTTCCTGTAACCATGATTCATGGTCATCAGCCATGCCAATTACTCTTCGATTGGAGCAGCGTCGGCTTCACCATTGGGACTAATAGCCCCTTGATAAGCCATATCAGTTCCGCGAGCAACCACATCCTTCATGATCACATCAAGAATTTCATCTGTGTAGCCTTTACGGAATTCCTTGATTACTTCGCCGTCTAGTGTAGTGTAGGATAGCTTGTTGCCTTCCTTTTTCAACCAACCCCGGGCTTCAAACAAGTCAACAAGACCCGAATAAGGATCCATACCTGTGGAGTAAGGAATTTCAACCTGCACACTTTCAAATGGCTTTGAATAGCGAGTTTTCATAATCTTACAGGCGGCACGAATACCATTTACAGTTGAAGTCTTGTTGCCGTCAGCATCAGTCTTCAACTTGAGCTTACGCATGGCCACTACCATACTCGATGCATAGATAAAACCCTGTCCACCAGTAATCTTGTCATCTGGGTCAAACATGTCTTGGCTTGCGTATGTGTGGTTAGTAACAACCAACCCTACTGGGTGCGGTGCAATGCGGTTAACAGTATTCTTAATAAGAGCTGTCAATGCCTTTGCCTTACGACCCATGTCACCTTTCATGTCGCCAGCCTCAAACTGGTTAATGTCAGTAGGAGTCAACAACATACCTACAGAGTCAATAATGAATAACACTTTTTGTTGGTCATCGTATGGAAGATCAGCATAAGCCTCTTTGTATTCTTTCATGAACTCTGAGATGAACTTTGCTACTTCGTCAATCATTGACACACCAAAGCGCATCAACTTGTCTGGCGCAGTATCAATACCTAATGCTCGCAACCAATCTTCATCAAGTGCGTTTTCGCTGTCAAGGATCACGGGAAGAATACCTTGTGCTTGTGCGTTCTTTACAAGGTTACCGCTACAGATATAACTCTTGCCTGCGCCGGATTCACCGGCAAACATGGTAACCTTACCCAGTGGAATGCCGCGATTGAAGTCGCCAGTCATTAGGTAGTTAAGTGTATGATTACCTGTGCTGATCCAATCTCTTGGATCGTTGAAGCCTGAACTCATACCAGGCACAGCCTTGGTCAGGCTCTTTCTAAATTTACTTACATCAAATGCTTTTTGAACCATGATATCTATCCTTTGTTAATGATGGTGAGGAGGGTAGAATCTACTACCCTCCTTGTGTAGTGTCAATTAAGTCTGACGGCTACGAATCATCTTAAGGATATCGTCAACGCTGGGCTTGGCTCCACCTTCAGCTGGTGCTGCCGCTGTAGCAACTGGTGCCGCAGGCTTTGCCGCAGGGGCCGCTACCGGCTTGGTAGCCACTGGTGCCGGTGTATCTTCATCTGCGTCATCGTCTGACTTAGAAGATGCATTTGAACCGGACAACTGCACACCTGTTGGGCGATAGAACTTGCTCCAACGATCTGGATCATACAACTGACCATCTACAGATGCTTCAAACATCTCAACGATGGCACGAACTTCGTCTACACCCGGACGCTTGGGCATGAAGTCGTTGAGGTTGAACAAGCCGTGAGTTGCAATAGCCTGCAACTCGGTTTCGTTCAAACCACGCTCCTTACGAGCCCATGAGCTAGTGCTGTAGTCAGCATAGCCACCCTTCTGAGTTTTGTTCAAACGGAAGTCAGTACCACGCTGATAATCAGTTGGCAGTTCTTCCATCTCAGGATCCATCAGTGCCTGCTTGATGATGGTAAAGATTTGTGGACTGATGATAAACCTACGGATAGGATTTTCTGGAGTGTTTTGTTCCTCGATGGGGCTGTTTACAACAAAGCCCTGGAACACATAAGAACGCTTCTTCCAATACTTACGGCCCAAAGACTCCATGTTAGGATCCTTAAACCAAGGACGGATTTGTGCGTGTACAGGGCAAGTCTCGCCCCACATTTCAACGCAAGGTACCTGGACTACAACCTTCTTGTTTTCGTCACCGCCCTTGACACCAGCAAACTCAAAACGCATCATCTGACGCTCACGCCAGAAAAATGTGTTGGCATCGTCACCATCTGGGAGGAAACGAATTGATGCGGATGTACCTTCGGGGATGTTCCAGTGTGCGAAAATTGCGTTGTCACCGGTGCCGGTGTTAGAACCACCGGATTTTGCTGCCTGCTCGGCTAGGCGAGCGCGGATTTCTGCTAGAGAAGCCATAATGTTTTTCCTTTATATATTAGCCATTATTAGTGTTAGTCTCTTAGTGAGCCAAACAACACATGCTTAGATAGTCCTTGCATGTGTTGTATTGTACTTATGATCGCAGACAAAAAGCAATAGCCAATTTCACCAAATAACGGTAAATATGAAAATAGCTACATTGCTGATGCAAAGGATACAATATGACTGCTTTTCGAAAAATTCTAACCTTTAAGGTTAACGAAGTAAACCCATCAACCCACCACGGAAGGCTTGGTGAAATCACCTATAGAAATGGTAATCTTTATTATCACGACGGTACTGTTGCCGGTGGTACTTTAATTGGCGGAGGAGGATCTGGGGCGCAGGGACCAAAAGGTGATACTGGTGAAACAGGTGCTACAGGTGCTACAGGTGCTACAGGTCTACAGGGACCCAAGGGAGATAC